TACACTCTTCTCCGTGCGCCCTTAGCTCAGTTGGATAGAGCAACGGCCTTCTAAGCCGTAGGTCGTAGGTTCGAATCCTACAGGGCGTACCATTTTGAAACAGGCACTTACGCCAGTTTCAAACCAGCCTGATTTTCTCCTTGTGTCGTATTTGTGTCATGATTGCCAAAAATGGCATCTATTTTCCGTGCGTGTTCGCTTAAATGGTTCGGTGCCAGGTGAGCATAACGCCGGACCATTTCGATCGACTCCCAGCCGCCCATTTCCTGCAGAACGGACAGCGGCACACCGGACTGAATTAACCAGCTCGCCCAGGTATGCCTGAGGTCGTGAAAACGGAAGTCCTCTATACCTGCTTTTGCCAGGCCAATGCGCCAGGCGCTGTTATCGTCCACGCGCATCTTCCGCACCGCCGGAGTGACAGTTTTATCCGGGCGCGTCGATGGTTTCGTGTGAACGAATACCCACCTGGAACTTTTCCCGATCTGATCCCTTAACACCCTGCATGCGGTATCATTCAGAGCCACGCCGATAGCCTTTCCCGCCTTCGCGTTCTCCGGATTTACCCATGCAACCTTTCTCTGCATATCGACCTGCTGCCACTCCAGATCAATGATGTTGGAGCGGCGCAGGCCGGTTGCCAGGGCAAATATCACAACCGGCTTTATCGATTCCGGCATGCAGGCGATAAGTCGTTCTGACTCTTCTCTGGTCAGCCAGCGGATGCGTTTGCTGATCGGCTTTTTCGTTTTTATAATCGGGGCCGTTTTAATCCAGCCCCAGTCATTAGCAGCAGCCTTGAACAGAGAGCGCATAAAAGAAAGATGCTGGCTCTTTGTGGCCTGGCTTACTGGCTTTTCAGTGTACGGCGGCGGCTCCTTTCCACGACGTATAGCAGCGTCCCGGCGCGACTCCCACACCTGGATGTGCTTGCGGTTGACCATCTTCGAAACTGCTTCGTTTACCTGGTCCGCCGTGATGGTCGAAATATCCCGGCCGGAGAAGTGCCGAAGGAAGTATTCGATTTTGGTCTTATCGTCATCGAGGGACCGCTTATGCTCTTTCTCACGGATCCACCTGATGCAACATTCCTCAAACGTCCTCGTCGGCAGTTCCCCGATTTTATCCACCCGCCACGCTTCAGCCTTCAGCTTGTCGTGCAGCTCCTGCGCTTGTTTCTTGTCCCCCGTGCCAAGAGATCGTCTAATTCTTTTTCCTGACGGCGTAACGAAATGACAGTGCCAGACGCCGCCTCTGAGGGTGATTGACATAAAATTTCTCCTTTATGTTCACCCGCGCTCGCGGAAACAGGATCGCGCGGGTCATGTAAATACGCAATACAGGCGACGTCGGTCGTTCGGTATTTGTTCCCGATCTTCTTCCCGGCGAGCTGGCCGGAGTCAATGAGGCGATAAACAGTCCTCGGAGAGACCTTCAGGAGTTTTGCCGCCTTCTGCGCAGTGAGTGGCTCTGCTGTAACCATCTCCCCTCCTATGACATAGTTTTATAAAACTGCGGACCGTCTGGCGTGGCCGCGCGTAATTCGTTTTCCGGATGCACAGAATAATTTCTGTCGTCCCACCGCACCCAGAACTGCGGATGGTCGCTGTCCGGATCCTGCAGACCATCCACCACTCCATGAATGCCGCCGGTCTTCTTCTGGACTATTGCGCCCACATTAAAAGCAGCCATTGCACACCTTCCGGTTCGTGAAGAAATGATATGAGAGCGCCCAGCGCCATAAGTGCGGCGATGAGCCAGTTCATGGGGTTTGATTGCATGGTGAACTCCCAAAAAGAAGCCCGGCGCAGTGGCCGGGCAAAAGGGATAACGGAGCAGTGCTTTCGCACCCAATAGCCAGCTCATAACTGGCTATCAGTTGCGTCATGTTTTGATGTGAAGGCGCGGCTCGCCGTCTTTCGGCTCCGGCCACTGGCGAGCCATATTCACCTTTAGCTTTTCTTCCAGCGCCGCGGTGATTTGCTCATCGGTGATACCGGCGCGCCGCTGCGCGTCCCACAGCAGGAACTGCATATCAGCCCATTCGCTGAGGTCGCAAGGATCGGCAGCAGCTTCCAGCGCCTCTTTCGAAAGGTGCTTCAGCGGTCCAAGGGGGCCGACATTGCCGAAGGTCTTTTCTGACCATTCAGCGTGGCGCCGCCTGATCAGGTTTCTGGTGAACTGCGATTTCTTCGATTCGTAAGGTTTCACGCTTTCTCCTCATGCCGCACGCTGGGCGCGCAGCGATTTAATGTGCTCGCTCGTCTCCAGTTCGGCGCGAATCTGTGCCGCCTCACGGTGATCGAGGTGCTCAAAGTCATTGTTGAATCTGTCGATTGAAGCGGTGTTGATCCGGCCCTGTCGCCAGTAGCGGACTATCTGTGAAGTGCAGCTGTGGATGATGGCGGGCCAACCGTGCTGGTCAGCGTAAATCTGACCCCGTTGAATTAGCTGGAACATTGGCTGACTCCTGCAAAAGGAGGTAGACGATTGCCACGGCGCGAAGTGGATTACGGTGAGTGGCTGTGACACCTAATTCGTGTGATGCCATCCACACAGTCTTTCCTGATGGAACGAGCCTGATCCGATGTTTCTTCATTACCGGGAAAAGCTCTTCCGCTTTGTGCAAAGGGAAGAAGCCAGTGGTTGCTTTGGTTCCACACCAATCCCAGCTAAGCTGAGCACCTCCTGGGTGATGAGGACTGATTTCTGCTTCATATTTCGGCTTAAGAAGTTTTGCGATAAGCACGCTGATTTGACCATCACTGAGTTTGGTGTAATCCATCAGGAGCCCCTTTGCTTACGGATAAGTTCCAAATCAGCCTGGCAACTGGCGCACGTCTGGCAGCCAGGAACGGCAGCGCGCCGCGGCGCCGGGATGTCTTCGCCGCATTCCGTGAAATGCTCGGCTGATACGGCATTACGGTCGATGCGGTGAGCGGAAAGGGCAGCGTTACGCTGAAGCTCTTCAATCTCTGCTGCTGTGTCGATGATGTCGGCCATGATCACTCCTTACCGAGGGCTTTGTTTATGGCGCGCAGAGCCTTCCTTCCGGCGGGTTCATCTTCGAGCCGCCAGTTACCGGCATCGCCTGAATCAGCTAGCTGCTTATAGTTTTCGAACAGGCATTGCAGTGCATCCAGCAAATCAGGCGCGGCTGCTATAAGCTGCGCATCCTCTATTTCATTTCTTGTTGCTGCTTCAATGTACGTGTCGCCAATTGTCACGCCATGGAAAGTAGTCATCATTTCGTTCACGTTTCTAATCGTGTACTTCCATTCGCCCGGCGTACCCTTAAACTCTCTCATAATCAATGCTCCCGGAACTGTCGGTTAATTCGGTTGAAGGTGAATGCCAGCAATAAAAAAGGCCGCGATAGCGACCTGGTGATTTGCGATTTCATGGCTGTATCCAACCCTTGCCTTTGACGTACTGGATGACGCCAAGCTTCCTGAGTGACTGGAGGCGGCGGTCAAGGATGCGGAAGACGTCCATCGGGTGCTTTCCTTCTGCTTCAGCAATGACGAGGCACTCCTGCCTGACGGAGGGGCTAAATAGCTCCGAAAAAGAGGTTGGCTGAGCGCCGATAGCGCTTAACACCTCGCTATCCAGTTTCGCGTATTTGGTCATGCTGCACCGCCTTCAGGAAAATCACCGAAGTCAGCAAGGTCAGTTTCGCGATCGAACTTAAACTCGCCTATATCGACAACCTCAACTTCGTGTTCGTAAATATCCCCTCCGCCACTTTCATGAATCTCCATGGCTTCTTCCAGGCTTTCAGCATCCACTCTGAAGGTCTGCGAACCTTCTGCTCGCTTGACCTCAGTGGTAAAAAGAAATCTTTTCACGATTCAACTCCGAAGCGGCGATTAAGCCGCCCTGTGTATACGACGAACTCCAGGAGGCTAACTCCCAGAGCTTCTATTTTCTTGTGATGCTTGTTGATGATGGGAGGCACCGTTTCGTTCCAGTTTGGCTTTGGCTTCTTGCGCATGGCTTGCTGGATTTCCTCGGTGCATCGGCGGCAGGCGGCGCGGA